GAGAAGTATGAAGCTAATAAAAATATTCGTAAGAAGGTTCTACCAGCAATTGATGTCTTTACACAGTTCTTAACTGAACGTAAAGATACTGGTCGTATCTATCTAATGAATGTCGATCATGCAAATGAGCATGGAGCTTTCTTACCTGAAGTAGCGCCTATTCGACAAAGCAATTTATGTTGTGAAATTGATCTTCCAACAAAGTCTTTGAATTCAGCAGATGATACCGAAGGTGAAATTTCTTTATGTACTCTTTCAGCGATTAACTGGGGTTTAATTAATGATCCTGCTGACTTTGAAAAATATTGTACACTTGCTGTCCGTGCACTTGATTCCCTATTGGATTATCAATCGTATCCAGTTAAAGCAGCACATAAATCAACAATGGATCGTCGTCCTCTTGGTGTTGGTATTATTAACCTTGCTTATTTTCTGGCTAAACGTGGGCTTCGATACGATGATAATGCTTTGGCTATAGTGGACGAATATGCTGAGGCTTGGTCTTATTATCTAATCAAAGCATCAGCAGATTTAGCAATAGAACGTGGTGCATGTCCAAAGAACAATGAAACTAAATACGGTAATGGAATTGTAACCATTGATACGTACAAACAAGAAGTTAACGAATTAGTTAAGCATAAAGAACGTATGAATTGGAAGAAGTTACGCAAGCAACTAAAAGATACCGGCATTCGTAATAGTACTCTAATGGCTCTAATGCCTGCTGAAACATCTGCTCAAATTTCTAATAGTACTAATGGTATTGAACCACCTCGAGCATTGGTATCATATAAGCAATCAAAAGATGGAGTGATGGCCCAAGTTGTTCCTGGTTATCATCACCTAAAGAATAAATATGATTTGCTGTGGGATCAACAATCACCCGATGGATACTTAAAGATTTGTGCAGTATTACAAAAATATATTGATCAAGGTATTAGTGTAAATACATCTTATAATCCTGAAAACTATGAAGAGTCACGTGTACCAATGTCACAGCTTATTAAAGATGTAATATCATTTTATAAGTATGGTGGTAAACAACTATATTACAATAATACGTTTGATGGTGCTGGTGAATGGAAAGAAGAAGAAGTTAAAGACTTACCAAGCGAATCTGTTAATGATGAAGACTGCGATGGCTGCAAAATTTAAGGAAAAGTAAATGTCTGTATTTAAGAAAAAGGATAAGTCACATTTATCATCAATGATGTTTTTTGATGGTTCAGTTGATATTGCAAGATACGATCAAGTAAAGTATCCACAGTTAGACAAAATTACTGATAAACAATTGGGATTCTTTTGGCGACCCGAAGAAGTAGATGTATCAAAAGATAAATCGGACTTTGAATCATTGTCAAATCATGAGAAGCATATCTTTACTTCTAACTTAAAACGACAGATTTTACTTGATTCAGTACAAGGTCGTGGTCCAACCGAAACATTAATGCCTATTGCAAGTGTTCCTGAGTTAGAACCATTGATTCAGACTTGGTCGTTTATGGAGACTATTCATTCACGATCTTATACACATATCATTCGTAATATTTACGCTAATCCATCTATTGTGTTTGATGAAATGCTTGATATTAAAGAGATTGCAGATTGTGCAGAAGGTATTTCAAAATATTATGATGACTTTATTACTGACAGTAAATGGTATTCACTATTAGGTGAAGGTGCCTTTACTGTAAATTCTTATAGCGACGCTACTAATAGGCGTATTGTTAATATTTCAAAATATGAATTGAAAAAGAAACTATGGTTAACTCTTAACTCAATTAATATTCTAGAAGGTGTAAGGTTCTATGTATCCTTTGCATGTTCATGGGCATTTGCTGAATTGAAAAAGATGGAAGGTAATGCTAAGATTATTAAGTTTATTGCAAGGGATGAGAATATCCATCTTGCTGCTTCATCTTATATTATTAAGACACTTGTTAAAGATGATCCAGACTTTATAAAAATTAAAGATGAATGCGCAGAACTCATTGATCAAATGTTTATTAGTGCTGTTGATCAAGAAAAGAAGTGGGCTGACTATCTTTTCAAAGATGGTTCAATGATTGGTTTGAATAGTAAACTGTTGCATGAATATATTGAGTGGATTGCAAATAAGAGAATGAAATCTCTTGGAATTCAATCGGTATTCTCAGTACCACAATCAAATCCATTACCTTGGACTGAAAAATGGATTGCAGGAGGCAACGTCCAAGTAGCACCACAAGAAACTGAAATCTCTTCTTACGTCATCGGTGGAGTAAAACAAGATATCAGCGCTGATACATTCAAAGGATTATCATTATGAAAAAATTACTCTTATCACTCATGTTATTTTCATCTTCTGTCATAGCAAAAGAGATGGTTGTCTTTATTGAAGGCTCGTGTAAACCTACTACTGAAATGCATAAATTTATTTCTAAATACGAAGAAAAAATTACTATGAATGGTAAAGGTATAATTAGAATAGTTGATAAAACTGGTAATACACATGATATAGAACATATATTAAACATATATGTAAATCACAAGACCCTTGCATATACAATTATAGCTGAGTTTTCACAAGATAATATTAGCTGTTTAGTCATGGAGGGAGAAGAATTGCAACCATTTAGAGGAAAACCGCAAATATGATAGAAAAAATCTGTAGATCTTGTATGCAACAATATAATATTACCACAGATGATATGAACGAAGAAGAAGCTGAGTTTTGTCCATTCTGCGGCGTGCACGAAGACGAAGATCCGAATCAAGAAGATTACGTTGATTGGAATTGATACATAAATAAACCATAAGAGCTAATTATGGAATATTTATGAACTGGTTATATGAAGGTAAAGAATTTGAACTTGAAGAGTCATCTGAACTGATTGGGTTTGTTTATCTTATTACAGATCTTTCTAATAATAAAAAATATATTGGAAAGAAAAACTTTTGGTCAACTAGAAAGCTACCACCGCTGAAAGGCCAAAAGAGAAAAAGAACAGTTAAGAAAGAATCTGACTGGAAAACATATTATGGATCAAGTGAAGAAGTAAAGCTTTTAGTAGAGCAGTCTGGCGCTGAAAGATTCAAAAGAGAAATTATTAGATTATGTAGTTCTAAAGGTGAGATGAGTTATTATGAAGCTAAGGAGCAGTTTGACAGGGATGTTCTTCTTTCCGATGAATACTATAATGCTTTCATAGGCTGTAAAATACATGCCAAACATATCAAAAAATAGTGTACAAATTCAAGAAACTATTGTATAATATACTCTAATGATTGGAAAGTATATATGGATTCTATAGAATCTTGGATAAACAGCAGCAGTAGATACGTAGTTAACTTAAAACTAGTGCAGCAATCTGAAAATTTATTGCTTATTACTAGATGGATAGCTGGTAAAATACTGCAAGATGAATATGTTACAATTGGTGAGATACTATATCAAATTGCCAAAATGGATAACTATGAGTTAGAAAAACTCATTGCAGTAGCAGAATCATTTGAAGATGATGGTCACGGAGATCATAACATTGTATTGATTACATTAATGCTTTCTGCTGCTGAAGGTCTACCAATTGAAAGCTTAGATCAACTACACCAAAACATAGGATTTCTTATAATGTTTCTAACAGCAATGTCTTTAGAAGCAAAGGGATTAGCTATTGTTTACTATGAAAATTTAACTTTTGATACTGTCCACTTTAATGATAGAGTAATGTTTGAAGGATTGTAATATATGATAATTGTAGACTATAATGCTATTGCTATAGCTAACATCGTTGTACAAAAGATATCGATTGATGAAGATCTTATTCGTCATATGATACTTAATTCGATAAGGATGTACAATAAGAAGTTTCGTAAAGAATACGGTCAAATGGTTATTGCTAATGATTCCTCTAATTGGCGCCGTGAAGTATTTCCTCAATATAAATTTAAGAGACGTGATGGCCGTGAAGAGTCCGCATTAGACTGGAATGAAATTTTTCGTATTATCAATAAAGTGTTTGATGAACTTGGCGAAAACTTTCCATATAAGACTGTTCGTGTAGATCGTTGCGAAGCTGATGATATTATTGCTGCTATTGTAGAACATACACAAGAGTTTGGCAACCATGAAGATGTAATGATTGTCTCTTCAGATAAAGACTTTATTCAACTACATCGTTATAATAACGTCCGCCAATTTTCGCCGATGACGAAAAAATTTATTCAGGACAAAAATCCTAGAAGGTATTTGTTTGATCAAATTCTTAAAGGTGATTCCAGTGATGGTGTTCCAAATATTCTAAGTCCTGATAATACCTTTGTTGATAGTATTCGACAATCTCCAATGACTCAGAAAAAAATGGATATGTTCTTTGAGAATGCTGATAAGCTTCAAGAAGTCATGGAACCCGAAGTGTATAGGAATTATTGCCGAAATAAAAAGATGATTGACCTAAGTGAAGCTCCTGCTGAACTTAAAGAAAAAATCATTGATACATATAACAGTAGTAAACCAGCGCATCGTATGAAGATTCTAAATTATCTTATCAAAAATCGATGCAAATTGTTAATTGAATGTGTTGAGGAGTTTTCATAATGATGATTCATGAAATTTTAGAAAAAGCTGCAGAAGCTAAAAGTAATAAAGAAAAAATTGCTATCTTAAAAGATAACAATTGCTTAGAGCTTAGAGATATTTTACGTGGTGGAATGGACAATAGTATTGAATTTTTACTACCCGAAGGTGAAGCACCTTATCTTCCATCTGATAACCCAAAGCCAATAACTGGTATGACAAAGAACTTTGGATATTTTATTAAGGGTGGTCCAGGAACAAATTTGCCTCGAGCTCGGGTTGAATTAATGTTTTTGGATATACTAAAAAATGTACATCCTAAAGAAGCAGAACTACTAGTACGTATGAAAGATAAGGGTCTTATTAAGAATACAGGTTCTGCTTATTATAAAGGTATTACCAAAAAGCTAGTTCAAGAAGCCTTTCCAGGCCTCATAAGAAACTAACCTTTTTATAAATAAAACTATGAGAGCATTAATGTACAACTCATAGCCCGTGGGATCCATTGTCTAGTATAGGCATGGATCCTTTTTCATTTCTATTTTAGACTAAGGAGATTCTATTATTCACGCTAATTTGAAACGTATTAACTATACAGAGGAATCAAAGATGTATGGAGCTCAGTTAGAAAGATTAAAACGTGATTCTAGAGAATTAGAATATTTTGTAAAAAGACTTGAAAAGAAAGGTAATACAACCAAGGCTTTTGATCTGCAAAGAAAGAAAGAATATTTGAATAGTAGAATAGAAGAATTAGAGGAATATTTTTATTCAACAGTACATTAATTAGATGTGTACTTTTTATAGATAATAGTGTATAATATACTGGTATGTTGATAAAGTGATTTGTTATGAATATTTTTGTGTTAGATCAAGATCCAGTACGAGCAGCTCAGTTACAATGCGATAAGCATGTTGTTAAAATGGTAACTGAGTCTGCTCAAATGTTGAGTACGGTTCATCGCGTTTGTGACGGTAAGATAGAAAAAAGATTATCAAAGGCCAATAGAAAATTAAACTACTGGCAACTAGATGATTCTCGGGAGAGATTATTATATAAAGCCGTTCACGTGAACCACCCGTGCACTCTGTGGACTAAGGAAACAGACAGCAATTATATATGGCACTATCAGCACTTTATAGCGCTTTGTAAAGAATATACGTATCGATATGAAAAGGTACATGCTTGTGAAAAGCTCTTAAGTGAAGCATTAAAGCAATTACCTCGAAATATCCCAAAGGGAAATATAACCAATTTTAGATTAGCAATGAACGCTAGTCCAGAGTGTATGTTTCCAGATGATCCTGTGAAATCATATAAATTATTTTATAAAACAAAAGAAGAGAGATTTGTAATGAAGTGGAGTAAACGCAACGTTCCGGAGTGGTTTTTATAATGCCTACATATTCATTTGAAGATACGCAAACCGGCGAACGAATTGATAAATTTATGAAATGGAGTGAGAGAGAAAAGTATCTAGAAGAAAATCCCCATCTAAAACCAATTATTGGAGCTCCTGCTACTGTCAGAGAGGTGAATGGCTTTATGTCAAAAACTTCTGACGGTTGGACCGATCTACTTAAATCAATCAAAAAAGGATCGGGTCGTGGAAATAGTATCCGTACAAAATGAATAAATCACTTAAAATTAAGTTAGAGTCTTTGAAAACATTGTCTCCGATTACTAAGAATCAGGAGAAAGTTTTCAAAGCATATCGCGAAGGTAATCACCTTTGCTTAGCTGGATCCGCTGGTACAGGTAAAACATTCCTTGCAATTGGATTGGGTTTAGAAGATGTCTTAGATAAAGAAACTCTATTTGACAAATTAGTAATTGTTCGATCAATTGTTCCTACAAGAGATATTGGATTTCTTCCTGGTACCGAAGAAGAAAAAAATGACGCATACACTGCGCCATATCGCGGAATTCTTTCCGAACTAGTTTCTGATGGAGATTCATGGAATAAGCTTATTCAACAAGGAGCTTTAGAATTTCTATCAACCTCATTCATTCGTGGTGTTACCATTTCAAATGCAGTAATTGTTGTAGATGAAATGCAAAACTTGACATTCCACGAATTGGATTCTGTAATTACACGTATTGGTGAAAATTGCAGATTAATTTTGTGTGGTGACTATTATCAGTCTGACTTTGATAAAGATAAAGACAAAAATGGAATCCTCGCATTTATGGAAATCATCTCAAAAATGAGTCACTTCGAGACAATCGAATTCAGTTGGGAAGATATTGTTAGGTCTGGTTTGGTTCGTGAATATATCATGACCAAAGAACACATGGGAATTAAGTAAAAACTAATTAAAGGTTATGGCTAAGTTTACTCGCTTTGATCCAAGAAACAAAAAACAGTACAAGAAAAAATTTGATCATGATAAGTATAGTAATTATGATGATCAAAATAAAAAACCAAAATATGATAAGTTGAAATATTATGCTGAAGACTACGTTGAAAAACGATCGAATCCGTCGAAAGATATTTAATCACAAGAAGGTTGATCTAGGTTATGAAGACATTATTGCTGAAACTACTAGCACTGGGAGAAAATACAATTGTCCCAATGGTATTTCTTATCCTTCTATCACTACAGTACTTAGTATACTAAGTGAAGAAGCTATCCAAGCTTGGCGTAATAGAGTAGGCGCGGAAGAAGCAAATAAAATTTCGCATCGAGCTTCTACACGTGGTACTTCTGTTCACGCCATCATTGAAAAATACTTACTAAATTATATTGATTATGATGACGGTTATCTACCAAACATTATTGACAACTTTAAGTCAGTTCAAAGAGTCCTTGACGAACGTATTGGGACCATATACGGACTGGAATCTCCACTCTATTCTGATCATCTTGGCATTGCTGGCAGGGTCGATTGTGTGGCTGAGTTCGATGGTGTACTTTCTATTATCGATTTTAAGACTTCTCGTAAGCTAAAGAAAAAAGAATATATTGAAGGATACTTTATCCAAGAGTCTGCTTACGCCATTATGTGGGAAGAGCGGACAAAGATGCCAATTGTTAATCTAGTAACAATTATTGCTGTTGACGACGAAGAACCACAGGTATTCAAAGAACATCGCGATAATTGGACACCTAAACTAGTTGAGACTATTAATGAATACAAAAGACGAAAATTCTTTGGAGGTTAACGCCAAACATAATATAGATATCTGTTGTGAAACTTTGTGTGATAAATCTATTGTACAAAACTATATAAGTAAACTAGAACAAGAAATTTACGATCTTAAAAATACAATAAAATTATTAACAGAGGAAGCTTCATGAAAAATGACGTGATGGATATATTAGGTACTGGATCAAAGCTAACGCATAAGCCATTAGCTCATATGCATGAATTTTATCTCTCAGGTGAAGTAGAGCCAGCCGAAGAATACATTGAATGGTTTGACACAATTCGTAATGCTAATCCAGTAGATATTATTAAGATCCATATTAATTCTTATGGTGGAGATCTATTCACTGCTATTCAACTAATTCGTTGTATCTCAGAATCAGAAGCAACAGTGATTTGTTCTGTCGAAGGTGCATGTATGTCAGCCGCAACAATGATCTTTCTTTGTGCTGATGGTTTTGAAGTTTCAGATCACTCAATGTTTATGTTCCACAATTATTCTGGTGGTACTATTGGCAAAGGTGGTGAAATGTATGATAACATTATGCATGAACGTAAGTGGTCTGAAAAATTACTACGCGGCATTTATAGTGATTTCTTAACATCCGAAGAGATTGAATCTATCTTAAATAATAAAGATATATGGATGGACGGCGAAGAAGTAATTAAAAGACTATCTGCTTTGAAAGAAATGATTAACATTGATCCAAATGAGAATATCAAACCAAAACCTAAATCTCGTACTAGGACTAAAGCTCAAACAGGAATCAAAAAGTGAAAGTATATGATGTAAAGGTAGAATGGAAGCATGGATTCAAACATGAGTATCAAGTACATGGAGCAAATCATACTGCGCTTGGTACAGCCAGACACCTAGATGAACTATATTGGGTAAAATACTTTAGTATTAAACTTGGTGAGAAGATGGTCTATGAGAAGGGATCAATACCTCAGAGATCCCAATTTTAGCCATATGTATCAAAAAAGATACAATTTGTTACAATTCTTTTTTCCTTTAGAATCAATAACTTAGAACTGCGGTGGGCCTAAGTTATTGATTTATAAGGGAAAACTTTTTTCACAAAACAGTGTACATTCCTGAGATCTATGGTATAATAGTACCATAAATTGATCAAAGGAGCCATATGATGTATATAGTATATAATGTAAATTCTCATTCTGACAATCGTACATTTGAGACCCTACGTGGGGCTAAGATCGCACGAGCAGCAATGAATAAAAAATCTGATAGTGTTTATGAAGTTGTCTCTGCTCATGAATTTGAAACCAAAGTAGTTAAGATGGTTGAAAGGACAAACCTCTTGTCTGGTAAAAAGTTCATGGAGCGTTCAGATACTCCTTATTACTGCTCTCCTTCTTCTGAAACCTACTGGAGCATGTAATGATAGAATATAATGGTAAGAAATATAATAATCGTCACGGCGGCCCCTTTGATCGGGGCACTGCCGATTCATGGTATTCACGCGGCGAAAACCCTCACTATTTTGTTGGGGGAACATATATGAGCACCAAGGTTGAAAAGGCTGATATGACAGAACAAGATCTTGCCGATTATATGGCAGGGTACGAATATAATGAAAAATTTGGAAGTAAAAAGGAATATTAATGTATATAGATAATGAAAAAGTAATTTTAACTGATTGTGATGGAGTACTCCTTGATTGGATGTACCACTTCCATCGATGGATGGATAAAAAAGGATTTAAGCTAGTTAATCCAACTAGTTATAAAGTGCATGAACAATATAACATGCAACCATTAGAGGCGAAATATATTATTCGTCACTTCAACGAAAGCGCTGAAATTGCTTTCCTCAGTCCATTGCGAGACGCAGTAAAATACGTACGAAAACTTCATGAAGAACATGGATTTGTATTTCACTGTATTACGTCAATGACTGATAACATGGCTGCTCAGCATCTTCGTAAAGTTAACTTAGAAACAGTCTTTGGAAAGAACGTTTTCGAAGAATTGGTTATCCTAGGTTGTGGTGCAGATAAAGATGAAGCTCTACTTCCATATAAAGATACAGAATGCTTTTGGATTGAAGATAAAGTAGAGAATGCTGTTGTTGGAATGCAATACAACCTTAAGAGTGTCTTGGTATCTCACGAACATAATCGATCGTATAAAGGAAACATTCCTGTTGTAAAAAACTGGAAAGAAATTTACGATATTATTACTGGCGCTGAACCTTGGATGGTTAACCTTTATAAATAGAATAATAAATAGTTTATGAGGTGTCTATGCCAGCTGTTGCAAGACTAAACGATCCAACTACTACAGGCCACGGATGTGATGTCACGACTACAGTAGTGGGACCAACAGGAGCTTCTGCAAAAGTATACGCTAACGGTAAGCCAGTAGAATGCAAGGGTAATCCTACTGCAGCTCATACGATACCTGGTGGCAATGGATGTGTACCACATAGCGCTGTTATTAATGTCGGATCATCGACAGTGTTTGTGGATGGAATCGAATTAGCTAGAGTTGGTGATTCAACAGATGGTGGATCTATCACTGATGGTTCAAGCGATGTATTTGCAGGTCCACCTTAGGATAAATAAAGATGACAGATATATTTGATTTTGGATTTACGGCAGTTGATGAGGTTGAATTAGAAGCAGTACAACAGGCGGCTGCTGCAGTCGCGCATCAATCTGAAAATGCTGGTGTGTTACAAGCAAAGGTTGATGATTTATATAATGCTATTACTCCTTTGCTAAATAACTTAAAAAAGAATCCAGAAAAGGAATATATTCTTTGGCCTAATCGTTTAGAAAAAGTAGAACAATTTGAATCTTACCTGCAAGAAATATATAAGAGATAAGTTATGAGTTCAGTTTGGCATGGAGGAAAAGGATCTTCACCTAGACCCATTGAAGATCGTAAGAAGTTTGAAGATAATTGGGACGCAATCTTTGCTAAACCTTGTAAAGAATGTGGATTAAAAAAACAACATAAAACGGATTGCTCTATTGGCCGATCAAAAGAAAAATAATAGGAGGCAAAATGGAATACAAGCATCACGCTCTAATTGCTAGATTGGTATATAAAGATCTAGATAAAGAAGTAAAAAAAGAATTCAAAGCTTTAGGTTATACAACAGTTAAGTTTTTTGATATTGAAGGAGCGCAGGCTTATATTCTTGCCAACAAAGATCGAATTACTGTAGCATTCCGCGGTACTGAACCAAAAGAAAAAAGTGATATATTTGCAGACTTAGAAGCAACGCATACTAATGGATTCCATACTGGATTCTTAGAAGAATATGAAAAGCTTCAATTGAGTGTTCATGAAGAAGTTGCAAAGTTACAAGGACGTAAACAAAGACCGGTGTATGTAACTGGTCATAGTTTAGGCGCTGCGATCGCCAGCATATTCTGTTTTCATTATCCGGAGGCGGTAGCGCTATACACGTATGGATGTCCAAGAAACGCAAGTTGGAAAAAAGCAAAAGAGCTCAAAGTCCCGCATTATCGGGTGGTTAATAATAATGATATTGTCCCTAAAGTACCCCCTGCTTTTCTTAATTTTGCTCATCACGGGCAACTTAGATATATCAACTATTATGGAAACATTCGAGAACTTACTACCTGGCAAAGAATAAAAGACTCTTGGCGTGGTCGTCGTCGTGCTTGGCAAAAGGGACAAGTCTTTGATGGCGTATATGATCACCTAATGGATGCATATTGCGAGTGCTTAGAAGATAACGAATGAGTTTTGATCGTATCTACTTTGAAGCAATGAAAATAAAACTTAGAGTAGCATTAATGCGATATGACACACCTTGGAGAAAGTAACAATGATAGACAAGATGTTTTCGGATACAATGTGGATTTATACAGCGATAGCTGGCTCGATATTTGGAGCGCTCTTTATTGCTTATATGCGCGATACCCGTATTGCCTTATGGGTATATGGTAAATGGGATGGACTCATTGATTACTGTCGCGATCGTTGGGGTTGGACTTGGTTAAATCAAGATCTTGGAGCTTGGCGAAAAGTTAATCCTAATTTAGCAGCTAAGGTTGATGAATTAGAAGCACGAATCGTAGAGCTTGAAGCCGTTGCTCATCCGCCAGTTGCACCTGGTGGAGCAACAGAAATCTTAGAAGAAATTTCTAAGTTAAAAAATACAATGGAGAAGAAAAATGCTAAGCCTTCTAAAAAGAAAGCTATCTGAACGATCATCGATTGATGGTTTAGTCTTTATTGTTGCTGGTGTAGCTTTTATGGTACTTAAACCAATTGGCACTCTAATTGCACTAGCCTCGATATGTTATGGGTTATATACGATTTACAGAAAGGATTGATATGTTAACAACAGAAAAATTTGCTGAACTATTTCCAAACTGCAAGGATCCAGATGGCTGGGTTCACGCATTGAATGATGTTCTACCTGAGTA